GACATAAACAATCTAAGACAAGCGCAAAAATCAGCTGGTCAAGTATTACCAATTTGTAATTCAGAAGAGAAAAAATTAGTTAACGATACTTTGTCAAAAATCGCTAAAGCTGGTGAATATGGGGCTGATCAAAACGATTTTGATACAGCTAATGAATCTGTTCTTGCTACCTTGAAAGCATTTAACTATGACTTAAAGAAGCAACAATAATTGTTGTAATTATGAGAATTAAGATTACTGACACTACATTCAATGTGGTGTTTTTTGTTTTTTCATAACTCATCAAAGTTACAATTATTAATCCAAATACCCACATTGCTACTACAGCTAGTTCAATCATTCTTTACTTTCCTTTTTGTCCAAAAATTCTTGATTGGGTAAAATCCCAGCATTTTTAAAGGATTCATCATACTGTTCTTTAGTCATTGGTTTCCTAACCGATGGCTTTTCTTCTCGAAAATTAATTAGTTCAGCACTGATCTGTTGATCGTACGCTTCACATAACTTTTCAATTGTAGAAATGTAGAAACTTTTTGCTTGAAAATTATGTGAAACTTTTATTTTGCTTATATTTTTTTCGATTAAGTTTAAAATCGAAATGTCATCTTTTTCTTCCATTTACTCTTCCTCATCCCTCAAAAACTTATTAATAAAGTATTGCTGACCTTTGTCGGTTACTTTTCTTTGTCTCTTAAATCATCAAGAGAAACATTCAAAGCATCAGCAATTTTGCATACATTTTTAAAACTCGGATCAACACCGTCAGGATTCGAATAATTCTTTTTATAATTGCGTAATGTGTTCTCGTTAACTCCGCTTTCCTTAGCTAAACGATATATTGACATATGTTTTTCTTTTAAGATTTTTTCAATTTTGTTCCACATATTTTGTGCCTCGCACTTATGTTCCCACAATATACTGTGTTATAATATTTTTAGTTGCCCATTGATGATCTGAAAATAAGGAGATGATTTACTCGTGAAAGACATTGTTTTTACTCTTGAATTTGATGACATTTATTCAAATGAACGTGCTAATAAGTATTTGCAAAAGGGTTGGAAGCTTCTTCATGTAGGTACTAAATTAGTAAATTCAGGTGAACCAGCTGACTACGAAACAAGCTATGTAGTCGGTGCTAATGCTGAACAATATGCTGAGTATCAAAAAGAACAAGAGAAAACTAAAAATGCTGGACAAAACGTAAAAGATTGGCTTAATAACAACTAAATCTTTTTGTCAAGCAAATAATTCAAAAGTACTTGGTTTGCACAATCAAGTGCTTTTTTTGCATCTTCATAATTAAGATCATGGCTTCTTAAAACAGCAATGATTTCTTTAGCTATTGGAATTTGTTTAAGCGTTTCAGTTGCTTCAATAGGCTTAGATGTCACTGTGTATCTTTTCATTTACTCTTCCTCCTCATCAAGATAAATGTCACTCAAACCAAGTAAGTCACATACATTAGCCAACAATTCATAATTAGATTCTTGAAGATCCCTTACTTCAAACTTTCGTTCTCCAGTCTTTACCCCTGAATCAATAATTGTTGAAACTTTGCCAAAGGTTGTACCAGGGTTATTCAAAGCAACTAATTCTTTAAGTGCATCTTTAACATTTTCGTAGTTCATCATTATTTCTCCAATTCTTACATCGCTTATAGACCTAAATCAGTCTGTGCATTCATTCGTTGAATATCTTGTTGTAGCGGATATGATGGATACCAATTACTGATGAAATTAATTGCTCTATCAAAGTCTTTCTTTGATAAATCCTCATATCTTGAAATTACAAACGAATCTTTGAAATCATGCTCTAACTGACGAAAAACTTTGCGTCTTTTATTTTTATCTTTGTAAAAATTGCTCTTCTTACCACCGCAAACTTCTACCGATTTTCTATCTCTTGCTTTTCGCAGTTTAAATCGTTGGTTTAAGTCAATTTCAGACGTATTTTTAATAAAATCAACATCTTTTTCTACGTTAGTCATTCGCTCGTCCAAATGAATGGTAGCTTCCATTGCTAGTTTCAAACGTTCTTCTGGTGTTTGCGGTAATTGATATGATCCATTCTTTCGAATAGCTGGAAGAACTTCGCTTGTTACCCAGTGCTTAAACTTCTTAGCATTTGGAAGTTTGCTACTTAAGATGAGACTGTACATCCCTGATTCGTTAATAATTTGAATATTTTGATTTCCCCCAGGGGTCATCATTTTAGTGACCCCTTTATCTTCATCATCTACATGTTGACTAATTGCATTAGCCGCCTTTGCATATCCAAGAATGGTTGCCACATCTTTCCCTACAAAATATGGTTCATCATTAATTTTTAAAGTTCTAACTTCTTTCCCTTCAAACTTAAATAATTGAAGATTATTTACCATAATAAGCATTCCTTTCTATGAGATATAATTAATTCATCCTGTAAATGGAGGTGAATTTTATGACAGATGAACAAATCGCTCATGATATAACTGTTGCCTTGGCTGTAGCAAGTGCTCAAAAGAAAAATACTTCTAATACTTCGTTGTCTGCGGTAACTGAGTATTTTAGAATTTATAAGCGTGTTTTAAGCCAGGTGAAATCATCTAATCATTAATCTTGACTAGTCAAAACTAGATTATTTTCTAGTTTTGGCTTTTTTTAATGCTAGTGAATAATTTTCCTTTGCTTCTAGCATTGAAATAAGTGCATCTTTAATGTCGTAATCAAATTCATCTTTTTGAATTAATTTAGATGCTAATTGATCAATCACGGCATTAATTTCAATCATTGTTTCATCCATATCGAACACTCCTTCCTGCTTATTTATCTTTACGTGACAGATAGAACAAGTATTGTGTAGTTGTACCAGGACTATTCAAAGCAACTAATTCTTTAAGTGCATCTTTAACATTTTCGTAGTTCATAATTATTCCTCCAATTCCTTCTTAATTGCTTCTCTGCCTTCTTCAAAGTAGAGCCACTGTGGAACTTCTTTATCTGAATATTGTGACTTACTGTTTGCCCAGCGACCATATTTGTTTTGACCAGGCTGTTCAGCTTTTAAGCCAAGACGATTAGCAATTTTCCCAACTGTTTGAGCTTTAATTCCACATTCATTAGCAATATCAGTAGCCGTATAGGTCTTCTTCTCCATTACTGGAATTGTCATCTCTCCAGTAATTAAGCTTGCTGCTTTTGCCAATAACATTTCCTTAGAAGAATCGGACTTAGTGTGCATTGCAATTTTGTAAAGAATATTGGCTTTTCTAGTAGCTGAATTATCTTTCATAATTGCTAAACGCTCTTGATTAACAATCGCTGGCTTATTTTCCTTAACTGCTACTCGCATGTTGAAGTAGTTATCTACTAATTCGTCATAAATTTCCCAAGCTTTATCGTCGTCTAGGATTTTTAAAAGCTTGGCATATCCACGCTCAGATAAGAGATAGATGTTCTTAGCACGATTCCAAGCATTTTGGGTAAATCCAATTTCGTTATGGTTTTGAGCCATAACGGATTTCAGGTCAATAATATCGACACCGTCTTTAAACCACTTACGATTGTTATTGATTCTTCTATTGATTTCTCCAACTGGCTGATTATGAATTCTAGCAGTGTCTTTTGCTAAAATTGCTTTCTTACCTGGTCCAAATCCACCCTCAATTCCAGTGAATGTAATCTTACCGATATGTTTTGTACCTAGAACTTTCAATTGATTATTCATTACTTTCTCTCTTTCTTCATTCTACTAATAAAGTCGTATTTTTTGCCAAAAAAAAGCAAATCAGGAGTTATTCCATATAACTTAGCTAATCTATGTGCTTCTATATATGACAATCTAGTGCTATCCTTTTCCCAACCTGCAAGTGTTGTCGACTTTAGTCCTAGTGCATTCGCAGCTTGAGCCTGTGTATATCCTGCATTTATTCGAGCCGCTTCGAGCGTAAGTTTCACATCTTTTTGACTCATATATTTCCTCCTCTCGTTCAAGTTCGATTTTATATTATACTAGTTTATTAGTAATGTCAACTAATAAACTAGTATTTTTGTATAAAAATGAACACAACTACGGAATTTCTATTATAATATAGGCATAAACTCAATTAATCTTAAAAGTTTAGTTTTAAGATCAGTTAGAGAAAGGAGGCTAAATAATGCCGAGAAATAAATTATCAGCTTTCGAACAAGCCGCTCGAAAGTTAATATCTGCTAATTTAAAAGAATATATGCATGGAATGACACAATCTGAATTAGCCAGAAAAGCTGGTATACCTCTTACAACGTTATCCGGTTATCTTCGAGAAAAATCTACTCCTAATGCTGGAAACTTGGAAAAACTCGCTTTAGCATTAAATGTTAAAAAAAGTGATATAGATCCAAGATATTCTTTTGAACTAGATTCAGAACCTACTCCCTCCAATTCTATCGACACATCAGGGATGCATTACGTTCGAGTTCCTATTATAGGAACAATCGCATGCGGTGAACCTATCTTGGCCGAACAGAACATTGAGGGCTACACTTATGAATTATTTGAAGAAGAACCGAAAAAAGATGAACTTTTTGCACTAAGATGCCAAGGTGATTCGATGGAACCACTTATTCCAGACGGTGCTCTTGTTCTTATCCATAAGCAACCTACTGTTGAAGACGATGAAATTGCTGCCGTTCAAGTTGACGATGACACCAGAGCTACCTTAAAGAAGGTTAAGCACGTCGGCAAAGATGTATTTCTCTATCCTATCAACACAACAAAATACGACCCGATCATCTTAAACGAAGATAATCCAGGCCGTATCTTAGGTAAAGCTATTCATGTTGGGTTTGATATGTAAAATTATAGGAGATTTTTATGCAATATAGAATTTATCAGATTGATCAACAAATTCCTAATTATCGTCGTACTAAATTTTTAATTCCAGATATATGTCCTAATTGCGGAAAAATTAATAATCCTCAATCCTCTATTGAAGGACACACTCATTACAGTGGCTTTAAAATTATTTACATGCGTCATCACTGTCCTAGTTGTCAAAAAGACCATTGGTCAATTCAAAAAGTATTTCCAGATAGTGATGATTCTGATCCCCAATTGCTTACGTATACTCCATCTAGCAGCTTAAGACAGTTTGAAAAACGAATAAGTGATTTTTCACCACGTTTTGTCGATATGTATCATCAAGCAGAACAAGCTGAAAATAACGGAAATATAGAACTTGCTGGTATTGGATATCGTGCAGCTGAAGAAATACTAATTAAGGACTTTGCAGTTAAATTTTCAAGTGACGATGTTGAAAAAGTAAGTAAATATACATTAAATAGTGCAATTGGTCATTACTTTAAAGATTCTGACGCTTTAGGTGTATCAGCCGATGTCGTAAGAATTAATGGAAATGATTATGCGCATTGGAATCGACCACAAAATTTTGATACTAATCAGAAACTGCAAGAGCTGAAGGCTTATTTGGATATATTCATTAGTCAAATAAATGTTAAATTAATGATTAAAAATCCACCCGTAAGCAGAAATCACAAATCAAATAAATGAGATCCATTTTCATCCCAATAAGAATTGATTTCTCTTACTGGATCATCTGGTGTTCCTAATCCGACTCGATAAGTAACTTTTATCACTTTTTGAACATTCAAGTCTATTACTTTATTTTGCTGTAATTCTTTCGCTATTCTTAATTGACGTTTCAAGTCTACATTTTTCGAAAGTAATTCAGATATTTTAGGTGTAGTACTTTTATTAATCATTTTCTCACCTCAAGACTAATTATATCAGGTGGCACTGTTAAAATGATGAAATTGCAACTATTCAGACTGACGATGACTAGTAAAACCAAGTAATTATTGTTGAAAACCAATATTTTTATGTTTACCATTAGGATATAGCTGAAATGCCTGTAAAGTACACGGGTCGTTAAAACACCTCATGGTAGATATTCCATGAGGTGTTTTTCGTATATAAAATAAGAAACAGGCATCCCTTAAGCACAAAGCTCTTAGGGCGCCCGCTCTCTTCATGTTATGTCACTCTCCTGAGTTTAACACAGCAAGCTGTGCCTGTGTCACTCGGAGGTGACAAACATGAACCAAATAATCATTACATTAATCATCTTACTTCTTTTGATTCATGAAATCAATAAGTGATGAACTAATGAAATTATACATTTCCAAATAACTTGAATAGAAGGAAAGAATATGTAATAATATAGGTACTTGGAGATTAAGCTCCTTAAACATTTTTACGTGGGATATAGTCCCTTTAGCCTTCTATTCTAATTGAATAGAGGGCTTTTTTTATTACAAAAAGGCTCTCTAATATGAATTCTCTAACCAAAATAAAAACCGCCCTATCCTATAAACACAAAATACGACCCGATCATCTTAAACGAAGATAATCCAGGCCGTATTCTGGGTAAAGCTATTCACGTTGGGTTTGATATGTAGTAAAAGGTACTATGGATAAATATAAATTTTTAAAACAAATTTATGATAAAGAAAAAGTTGGCAATGCTTCTATAACTATTATTGCAGCAGTAGCAGAAAGTTATATAAAAAATAAACTTGGATTAAATTAGCTTTATTTCACAACCATCAACTAACATGTATATATTTGTTGGTTTGTGTCCCAACTGCTTTTCTGCCTTTTTTAAACCAAGTTCACTAATAGCACCTCGCCAATTAGTGTTTCCATTATCAGAAGTAAAGAGCAATCTATTATTGCCATCCTCTTTTGTAAAATATATTGTCTCTTTCATGTTGTTCACCTCAAGAAAATTATATCAGGTGACACTGTTAAAATGATGAAATTGCTGCCGTTCAAGTTGACGATGACATAGGAAAACCAAGTAATTATTATTGAAAATTTATGTTTTTATATTTATCATTAGGATATAGCTAAAATGCCTGTAAAGTACACAGGTCGTTAAAACACCTCATGGTAGATATTCCATGAGGTGTTTTTCGTATATAAAATAAAAAGCAAGCATCCCTAAAAAGCATTACTACCTTATTGATACATATTTATCTGCAAAATAAAAGCCGCCCTTTCGGACGGTCATGGAGAATGAAAATGAAAAGAAAAATTATTTTCTTTTTAGACTATTAGGAAATTGTATAAAAAGAATACAATTCAACTTACTAGTTACAAAAATGTATAAAAAAATACATTTTTGATTGACACATTGCCCTTTTACCTGATAAGATTTAGTTAATCAATTTAAGTGACCGCTGTGCGGTCGTACCAAAAAGGACATGTGTTTTGATACATGTCCTTTTTGTGTTGGAGAATTAAAATGAATACCAAACCTTTTTTAACTATTGATAAACAAATAGAATTACTAGAACAACGTGGTCTGTTATTTCAAAATAAAGAAGCAGCCAAAAAAGATTTATTGAGTTACGGCTATTATGAAATTATTAATGGCTATAAAGATTGTTTTTTAGCTAATCCATTAGATTCAGAAGACAAATTCAAGGCTGGAATTACTTTTGAACATATTTTTCAATTATTTACTTTAGATAGAAAAATAAGATCTGAGGTTATGTCTGCTATCGAAATTTTTGAAGCTAACCTAAGACAAGCATTAGCATATACAGTAGCAGAACAAATATCTGAAGACCAAACAATATATTTAAACCGAAAAAATTACGTTACAGGTAAAAAGCAATACAATAAATCCCTTCATAAAATGGTTTATCCTATTGATGCTCTGCTAAGTATTCTAAAAGGTATTACGCATGCTAAGTCTGAACCATATAGCCACTACCGAAATGATCACCATAACATTCCACCTTGGATAATTGTTAAGAAACTTAACTTTGGAAATTTAATTTGGTGGTACAGACTTCTTAAAACTCCACAAAAAAGAAGTGTAACTTCTCGTATGACAGGATTAGATGAGGCATTGTTACAGCAGATTAATGCTTTTGAACAAGGATATGTTAACTTGCTATCTTTATACTTAGACTATAGAAACACATCAGCACATGGTGGACGAATCTATAATCATTTTTCTAAAAAGCATGCAATTCCATATAATCCTATAATCCATGGTCTTCTTAAAATTTCACCAGCTGATTATAGAAATGGTAAAGGTCAAAGTCGTCTAGGTACATTAATTAATACATTAGAATTTTCACAAGATCGAACCGCATACAATGAGCTAAGTGGTGGTATTAGTTTTTACATTAAAAGATATCTTGAACTTTATCCTGATGAAAAAGAGTTTATTTGTAATCAAGCAGAACTCAATGCTGATTTTTTAAGTAAATAAATTAAACTTAGTCTAAACGGCTGGCGACTATAAAAGCTGAAATAACATCCCTAGAAGTTAAAAGCTCTTAGGGCGCCCGCTCTTTCATGTTATGTCACTCTCCTGAGTTTAGCACAGCAAGCTGTGCCCATGTCACTCGGAGGTGACAAACATGAACCAAACAATCATTACATTAATCATCTTACTTCTTTTGATTCACGAAAATCAACAAGAGATAATCTGAATCTGACCGCGGGCGCCCTAGCTGCGCGCTCGTTCCGATCGCGCAGCTTAATAATAAAAAAGACTCGCAAGATATTAATTATCTTACAAGCCTAGCCCAAAATTGGGCACACGTGATCCTAACTCATATTCTAGCAGAATTTTAATTACCGTACCGCTATTCAAAATTATATGCTACAGTCTAATATCCACCAAGCCAAGCAATAAAAAAAGACCCGCAAAGCGCTGATAACACTTCACGGGTCGGTCATCACTCTGACCAATGTTCAAAGCAAACACATATATATGCTAGATGAAAAGTTGAGCTGGTAACTCAACGCCTTTCGTCTACCCTATTTTAGCAAAATGGAGGTAAAAATCAAATGGTTAAATATTATACTCCTCAAGTAGAGCCTTTGAAAAATGGCAAATTTAAATACTCAATTAGGTATACTGATCCCTCTTTCCTGGGTGTACATAAGAGTTCTACCACAATTACTAAAAACACTGCTAAGGCTCGAAATTTAGCTGATGTGAAGGTCAAAAAGATGATCCAAGATAAGTTAAATATTCAATCTATTAAACAAATTACGATGGATAAACTTATTGAAGATTTACAAACTAATATGTCTAATCAGGGCTTAGCACCTAAAACTTTAGATACTTACTTTGCTTGCCTTAGTAAAATTTCTAGGACTTTCGGAAAAAGATCGGCTGATTCTATTACTACTATTGAACTTAATACATACATTAATAATCTTCTTTATAAAGATGAATTATCTAATGCTACTGCACATAAATATCATGTGGTTTTTACAAAACTTTTTGATTTTGCAATTCAATTTGGGTATGCAAAAAAGAATCCAGCTTTAAAAGTAAAAATTAATTTTAAAAATGAACGTGCTAAGAAGCAAGATCGAGTAGAAAACTGGTATCTTACCGATAAAGAACTGAGCAAATTATTTAACCATTGTTTAGAAAAAAAGAGAACTGATTTTTATGCTTTATTCAAAATGCTATACCTTACTGGTATGCGTGTAGGAGAAGGATGTGGGTTGCTCGTAAAGAATATATTTCAAGATAAAGAAACAAAGCTATGGTATGTTAATATTTCAGGCACTTTAATTAGTACTGAAGGACATCGGAATGAAAGACAAGAGTTTACCAAAACATCCTCTAGCCAACGAACTATTGTTTTGCCTAAAGAAGCAGTTGTGATATATAAAGAGTTTTCTAAGGGACAAAACTCTAATGATTTCCTATTTCATAATAAATACAGTAATACTAATGGACCGATAAATACATCAGCTGTAAGTAGATTTCTAAGAGAGTTTGTAAATGAACAGAAGTGGAAGAAGAAAGCTACCTCGCATATCTTCCGACACACTCACGTTTCCAAACTTGCAGAGGAAGGATATCCATTAAGTTTAATTACCGATAGAGTTGGTCATGCCAATTCTGATATTACAAGAAAAATTTATTTACACGTTACCCATAAACAACACTTAGAATTCGATGAAGCTATACAAAATTTTGAATAAAACTGTCCCTTTTCTGTCCCTTTTTAAGTTTAATAACCACACATAAAAGCCTTATAGCACTACTGCTACGGGGCTTTCTTTATTATCCTACACTTCTTAGGATGAGAAGTTTCGATCAGTCATCTATATCCTAGTTCAAATTTTAATAATTGTTAAGCGCCTAATTATAGACATCTTGTCTTTTTTCAAAAAGATGCATATATTAGGAATTAGCTTTTAGACTCTACTCATGAGAGGACTAATTTATGAAAAAATATCAATTTTTATCATTTAGAATAGCTGATATTGGCGACTATCTTAAGGTCTTTGCATGTACTGCAGTTATGGCGCAACCAATTATGGCCTTAGTTATGGATATTAAGCAACCAACACATACTCAAGATGTTTTTGGCTTTCTATATAACCTAATAAAATATACCGCCCCTGCTTTTATTTTTGGAATCTTATATACAACTATTAGAACTTATGATTTAAAAAAACATTTTTCTTATCAGAAATATTTTCGCAGTAATTGGTCTAATTTATTTGTACCGACCATTTGGTGGACTTCAATCTATTTACTAGGAATGCCCTGGGAACAACAAGTAAATAAATACTATAATTTTCCAACTTTTTGTTGGCAATTCATTAACGGAAATGCGGCACCGCACCTTTGGTATAACACGATGATGCTACAATTTATCATCCTAATGCCACTCTTTTGGGCGATTAGTCGCTATGTAGGGACGAATACTAAACGTGGAATAATAATTGCAATTGTCACATTTATCCTTTATTTCACTTGGCTTGGGTTTTACGATACCTATGTCTTTCATGGCATCCATCAAAATGACTGGTATTTACTGGATAGAGTTTTTATCTCTTTCTTTATCTATGGCGTCTACGGAGTTTTGGCCTGGCAATTACGCGATTATGTCAACGCATTTTTAACTAATTTTTGGTGGCTACTTAGTATTATTTTTATTATTTGCTTTATTTGGACCAATATTGAACTGCAAGGTTTTGGCCACCCCATTAATTTTAATAATGCTCCATATTATAAACCTTCCATGACACCATACTCTTTAGCAGTAATTGCTCTTATTGCTGCATTTTGCTTACATCAAGTAAAGAAAAATTCCCAAACTAGTTTAAAAGTTTTTCATTTTCTAGCTATTTACGCCTACCGTGCGTATCTTTCTAATGTATTCTGGAACCAATTAGTTTGGCGCGGTCTAAACATGTCGCTTCATGCTCACTATCATCCCTTTTTAACTTTCTTTGGAACATGGATTTTTACTTGGTGTCTATCTTTTGCTTCTGCTTACTTATTACATCTTTGCTGGAGTTGGGTTAAGGAAAATAAATTATCGAGAATTAGTTTTCTGTTCAATTAAAAAGGCATTCTAATGACGAAAAACCATCATTGGGATGCCTTTTTATTTAACACTTAATTCTCTTGGATTTGGACTTGACCTTAATTAATCTAGCAATTTGGTTAATATCTGCATTATTTTGAGCAATAATCAATTCTTTATTTGACCGCGGATAATCAATAACTTGACCATGATTTGCAGCAAAAGCTTGTAAAAACAACTTGCTACTCCTACCATTTCCTTCCCTAAAGGGATGGAGATAATTTAAGCGATCAAGCAGAAAGGCATAATCGGTGTTGGCAAGTTCTTTTTGACTAGCCAATTGCCTCATTTTCTCATCTATCTCTTCAATTCCAAACTTAATTCGAGTATATTCTAAAAACTCAGTATCTCCTTTAATCAGCTCATAATCTCGAATTTGTCCTGCCCAATCATAAAGCCAACCAAACATAATTTTATGAATTTTCTTCAAGTCTTCAACGCTAGTAATCTTTTTATTCTTCCTCAAAAAAGCTAACGCGCGCACAGCTGAACCTAAGTATTCTTTTTGCGCTAATTCTGCTGCATCCTTAATATTGAGTTTATTTTTAAGTGTTCCATTGGGATAAAGACATTTTCTGCGATACCATTCTGTATCTTTTCTCTCCTCAATCATCTTCCCCACCCCAGATCTTACCTATTTCAGTTTGGAATGTAGGAGATGGATTAAGTGCTTCATCAAGCAATCTTAAAATATCCTCTTCATCAGGTTGCCAACCTTCTAAATGCTCACTTTCTACCACAAAGCGAATTTGTTCATAAATTTCAGGATCTTCAATATAGATTCCTTGAATCATTTGGCTATGATCATTAATCTTTAAAGAATAAACCGGATCAAGTAATTCTAATAAATCTCCAGGTCGCATATTCAAAGATGACGACAAAGCTGATAAGACCGAACTGGACCAATTATCAGGATTTTCGTCGAGTGCTTTTCTTAAATCTTGTTCTGCCAAATGTTGATTTTGAGAAATATCTTTTAATGTAAGCTGGTGATTTGTAAGTAAAATTGATATTTTTGATAGCATAAGAATCCTCACTGATTATTAACTATCCTTATTTTAAATCAAAAGCTCATATTTTCGAAAAAACATTCAATTAAAAATAGCAAATTAGTCACTTTCAAGATCACTAATTCGCTATTTTACTAACTTATTTAAATTTTATTCAACAGTCACACTCTTAGCTAAGTTACGTGGCTTATCAACGTCTAATCCCTTATCTTTAGAAGCATAATATGCAAGCAGCTGCGCCGGTACAACAGTTAAAAGCGCAGACATATAGTAGTTAATTTCTGGTAATACTACATCGTCGCCCTCTCTAGCGAAGTCCTTACCAACAATTGTAATAATATTAGCTCCGCGAGAAACAACTTCTTGAATGTTACCACGAGTTAAATCGGCAGTTGCTGGATCATTAATTAAAGCAATAACTGGAGTGCCTTTTTCTATAAGAGAAATATTTCCATGCTTTAATTCAGCTGCAGCAAAACCTTCAGTTTGAATGTATGAAACTTCCTTAAGCTTCAATGCTCCTTCTAAGGCAACAGCATAGTCAATTCCGCGTCCAATATAGAAGGCATTGCGTGACTTAATTAAGTACTTGTCAGCAATTTCTTTTAAACTTTCCTTGCTGTCAACAAGCTGTTGCATCCCTTCAGCTGCAATGGCTAAATCATGCTTTAAGTTCCAGTCTTTTGCATCTTGATTATTAAGTACTTCACCCAAAGCTTTAGCAAGCACTGCTTGAACAGCAATTTGAGCAGTATAAGCTTTAGTAGATGCAACGGCAATTTCAGGACCTGCTTCGAGCAGCATAGTGTAGTCTGCTTCTCTTGATAAAGTTGAACCCTCTACGTTAGTAATGGTTAAACTTGGAATATTACGCTTATTAACTTCTTTTAAAACAACGCGTGAATCAGCAGTTTCACCAGATTGAGTTAGAAAAATAAAGAATGGCTTTTTACTCAGCATTGGGAAATGATAGCCAGCTTCTGAAGCTAAACCAACCTCTGTTGGAATACCTGTGTAGTGTTCTAAAAGCATCTTTCCTACTAATCCAGCATGGTAACTAGTACCTGCTGCATAAATGTAAATTCGATCTGCTTTAGAAAGAGCATCAATGATTTGAGGCTCAACCTTAACGTCACCATTTTCATCAAAATAAGTTTGAGAAATTTTACGCATAACGCTTGGTTGCTCATCGATTTCTTTTAGCATATAGAATTCATAGGTGCCTTTTGAAGCAGCATTTGGATCAATATCTAATACGTGAGGTTTACGTTCAACTTTTTTACCGTCAACAGTTTCAATTGTGTAAGAATCCTTGGTAATGTCACCTACGTCACCATCTTGTAAATCAACAAAAGTCTTAGTTTGATCTAAAACAGAGATTGCATCAGAAGCAATAATATTAAATCCATCTCCAAGACCGAGCATCATTGGTGACTTATTTTTTGCAATAAAAACATGGTCTGGTTCAGTATTATCAACCAAAAGAAAAGCATATGAGCCCTTAACTAACTTCAAAGCTTCTTTAAATGCAGAAAAACCGTCTAAATTCTTTTCACGTGCAATTTTACCAATTAATTGAACAACCACTTCAGTATCAGTATTTGAATGGAACTTAACACCTTGTAAATATTTTTCTTTTAACTCCACATAATTTTCAATTACACCATTATGAACCAAGTAAAAACGCTTAGTTTCATCAAAATGAGGGTGAGCATTATCAACTGTTGGCTTACCATGAGTTGCCCAGCGAGTATGACCAATTCCAACTAAGCCTTGTTCATCTGGAGTTAACTTTTCTTTTAAGTTAGAAATTCTACCAACTGCCTTAGTTAAATATTCATTGCCATTAAGATCATTTAAATACATACCTGCTGAATCGTAACCACGGTACTCTAAGTTAGTTAGACCATTTAAAATAATATCTCTTGCAGGTTTTCCAACAACACCAACAATTCCACACAT